CGTCTGCATCTGCTGTCCGAGGCGGATCGTATAATATCATATTTCTTGACGAATTCGCTTTCATCCCAAATCACATTGCTGATCAATTCTTTGCCTCTGTTTATCCTACTATCTCGTCTGGACAAAGCACAAAAGTCCTAATTGTTTCTACTCCAAAAGGCATGAACCACTTCTACCGCATGTGGCATGACGCCGAACGCGGTAAGAACGAATATGTGCCCACAGATGTGCATTGGTCTGAAGTCCCCGGAAGAGACGATAAGTGGAAGGCTCAGACGATTGCAAACACATCAGAACAACAATTTAAAGTTGAGTTTGAATGTGAGTTCTTAGGTTCAGTTGATACTTTAGTATCAGCTGCTAAACTGAGATCCTTAGTTTATGAAGATCCAATTAAATCAAATGCTGGATTAGATGTTTACGAAGAACCCCAAAAAGATCACAATTATATCGTTACTGTTGATGTTGCTCGTGGAGTAGAAAAAGATTATTCAGCATTTACAGTTTGTGATACAACCACATTTCCATATCGGTTAGTAGCAAAATATAGGAATAATGAAATAAAGCCTATGTTATTCCCAAGTATCATCAAAGATCTTGCAGTTGCATATAATAAGGCATATATTCTAGTAGAAGTTAATGATATTGGAGAACAGGTAGGACAGATACTTCATATGGATTTGGAGTATGATAATGTCCTTATGTGTACGATGAGAGGTCGTGCAGGTCAACTAGTTGGACAAGGATTTTCTGGGAAAAAGTCTCAGATGGGAGTCAAGATGTCTAAGAATGTTAAAAAGATTGGATGTATGAATCTTAAGACACTTATCGAGGGAGATAAATTAGACATCAAAGACTACGATACTATTAGTGAACTGACTACATTTATCCAAAAATCAAACTCATTTGAAGCTGAAGATGGTTGCAATGATGATCTTGCAATGTGTCTGGTAATTTTTGCATGGTTAATTGCACAACCATACTTCAAAGAAATGACAGATAATGATGTTCGTAAGAGATTATATGAGGAACAAAGAAACCAAATTGAACAAGACATGGCTCCTTTTGGATTTATATCCGATGGATTAGACGGAGGGGAAAGTTTTGTTGATGAACATGGAGATCGTTGGCATATTGATGAGTATGGTGATCGATCATATATGTGGGATTATCGATAATGGACTTTGATGATCAGTTTGAATTAGAACATTTATTTCTTACTGAAAGAAAGTGTAGAATTTGTGGGCAAATTAAAGATTTATTGGATGGATTTTATTTAACTCGTAAAGGAAGAGGAGATATATCTTCTGCATATTCATATGAATGTAAAATATGCACTATAGAAAGAATTAAAAGAAGTAGGACCAAAAGTAATTTAAGTAATACCTGGATTTATCCAGACTGGTAGGTTGTTCATTGGCGGTTTCCCCAATATAAAATTAGCAAATAATAAATATTTGTAGTCAAGTTGAATCTTCTTTAGAGGGAAAGAGACATGTCGCTAAATTTAGTATCACCAGGAGTTAAAGTTAGAGAGGTTGATCTAACTTTAGGAAGAATAGATGCGGTAAATGACCAAGTAGGTGCTATTGCTGGACCATTTTTGAAAGGGCCAGTAGGATCTCCAGTCTTAGTAGAAACAGAACAAGATTTACTACAAGTATTTGGAAAACCTTCCATTAATAGCTCACAGTATGAAACTTGGCTAACTGCTTCTTCCTATCTTTCATACGGAGGAACTTTAAGAGTAGTTAGATCAGATGATGCAAATTTAGTGAATGCACACTACCCAGTTGGTGCTGCTGTTACTAATTTAAAAATTACTTCAAATCAAAATTATATCGATGTTCACCAAACTTCTTCGGATTGGATTTACGCAGCTAAAGATCCAGGATCATGGGGCAATGGACTTAAAGTTTGTGTTATAGATGCCGCTGCTGATTATAGAATTGGCATGGGAACATTTGGTATTCAAGTTGGATATGCTTTTACTGTTGCTCTTAATACACAATATTCAACAGCAACTGGAACTGTTCAACAATTTGATGGATATCTGAAAGGACTTGTCACACAGGTCAACATACAATCAATTGATGTTAAAATAGTGAGCAGATTTGATGCTCTAACTAATACTTTTACAGAAGTAGATATGGCGGATAAATCTACATTAAATACTATACCATCAGGAACCCCATATTTTCAAGCATTTAATAATGTAGGAACGGCTACATCACTAGAAAAATTCAGACTATCTGATTCAGGTACTATTGGAGTTGGACAAACAATTATTTCAGTTATTGGAGGGGCTACATTAACTTCAATTGCTGTTGGTGATTTGATTCAAACTTTAAATGGTGCCTATCAAACAAGGGTAGTTTCTGTGGGTTCGACAAATATAGTTGTAAATTCTGCAGCCCCAGTTTCGTTTGCTGCTACAACTTTTGTTGTTAGATATACAAGAAACGTTATTGACAATACTTTAGATAAAGGTGAAGGTTTACTCGCTAATACACTTGCTGGTGGTAATGAGTCACTTGACATTTGGTATGAACAACAAACTTTAGGATTAACAAATAGTACAGTATTCTGGCAAAGTATTGCACCTCCACCAGGAACATCTTCTTATGCTTCTGAAAGATCATCAAAAAATGATGAAATTCATGTAGTTGTTGTAGATGATAGTGGATCTGTAACAGGAATCGCAGGTAATATCGTTGAAAAATATTTAAATTTATCTAAAGCATCAGATGCAAGAGTTTCACCGTCTGAAAACATTTATTATAAATCTTATATTTCAAATACTTCCAAATACATTTATGCTGGTACAGCTCCATCTCTTCAGGGTGCTAAGTTTTCTACTTTACCTGGATATTTACAAATTAGTGGAGGAACTATAGCTTGGGGGCAGGAGGCTTCTGGTATAAATTTTGGACTTGTTGGGGCAAGATCATATCCACTTTCATCAGGATTTGATTATTCTTCAGCATCTGGAGGGATGGACACAACACTGGGTGATATTTTGGATGCATATGAAGTTTTTAGAAATCCATCTGAACTTAATGTCAATTTCCTTATTTGTGGTCCAAGTGGAGGATCAACAATATTTGAATCTCAAGCAAAAGCAAATAGATTAATTGATATCGCCGAGTCGAGAAAAGATTGTATTGCGGTAATTTCTCCAAATAAATCTGGAGTTGTGGGAGTAACAAATTCAACTACTCAAACTACAAATATTCTTTCATTTTTTGACTCTATTACATCATCATCTTATGCAGTGTTTGATAGTGGTTACAAATATATGTTTGATAGGTTTAATAATCAATTTGTTTTTGTTCCTTTAAATGGAGATATTGCTGGATTAATGGCAAGAACTTCAATTAATAACTTCCCTTGGTTCTCACCTGCTGGTGCTGCTAGAGGTGTAATTAATAATGCAGTTAAACTTGCATACAATCCAACTCAATCTCAAAGGGATCTTCTATACGCAAAAAGAATTAATCCAGTAGTTTTTTCACCAGGTTCAGGAATCATTTTATTTGGCGATAAAACAGCATTGGCTAGAAGTTCTGCTTTCGATAGAATTAATGTTCGTAGATTATTCCTTACGATTGAAGATACAATTGAGCGAGCTGCAAGAGCTCAGCTTTTTGAGTTCAATGATACTATTACTAGAACAAACTTCTTGAATATTGTTGAACCATATCTTCGTGATGTAAAAGCAAAAAGAGGAATTACTGATTTTATTGTTGTTTGTGATGAGTCTAATAATACCCCAGATGTTATTGATTCAAATCAATTTAAAGCTGATATTTTCGTAAAACCTGCTAGATCGATTAATTTTATTGGTCTAACCTTCGTAGCTAACAGAACTGGAGTTAGCTTTGAAGAAGTTGTTGGAACTGTTTAATTATTAAAAATATAATTCTCCGAAGAGGTAACCCAAAATGGCATTCTCAAACACCCCAACATTCAATTCCCGAACTATCGAAGATTTTAAAGCAAGACTGATTGGAGGTGGAGCTCGCCCTAATCTGTTTGAATGTGAAATCGCTTTCCCACCTTTTGCTACATCCAGCTCAACTACTTCTAGTAATAACACAAGTAGAAGCGTTGCAGAATTGACAAGATTTATGATTAAAGCTGCAAACTTACCCGCATCCAATGTAGGCGTTATTGAAGTTCCTTTTAGAGGAAGAAATTTAAAAATTGCTGGTGACAGAACATTTGATGTTTGGACCATTACTGTCATCAACGACGTAGATTTCACAATTAGAACTGCTTTTGAAAAATGGATGAATGCAATTAACAAACATGATGATAACACCGGTCTAATCAATCCAGCACAATATCAAAGAAATGCTATCGTAAAGCAATTTGGCAGATCTTCTGTTGCATCAGCAAATTCAAATATTACAAATCCGACTGTGACTAATCCGGGTGATCAAGTACCAGTTTTAAAAGCCTATAAGTTTTATGGAATTTTTCCAACCGCAGTAAGTGCGATTGATCTTTCATATGATTCTTCAGATACAATTGAAGAATTTACTGTAGATCTTCAAGTTCAGTGGTGGGATGCTCTTGATGCTAATGCTCAAAGTCAACTAGGAGTTACTGAACTCGAAGGCGGAGGCCAGGTGGGATAATAAATAATACAAATAGAGTTAAATATTTGAATAATGCCTAAATTATTTGGTTTTAAAATCCAAGATTCGGAGAACGATGGATCAAAAAAATCCATCGTTTCTCCTGTTCCGGAGAATCAAGAAGAT